CTTTTCTTTTCCTCTCTCAGGAAATTAAAAAGTTTTGGACAGCGGGAAACCAATATGGAGAGGTGCTGATATGAGAAAAACAAAAACTAAACTTGAATTAAAAGACCGGGTGCCTGAAATCTTAAAAGATGCTGAACGCTTAGGAATATCTGATAACTTCTTGTTTCAGACTACATTTAAGCGGTATCAAACTCAGCTTAAGATTTTAGATGATTTGGAAAAAGCTATAGAAGAATACGGCGCCACAGTTACAAAGGAATATGTGAAGGGGCGGCAGAACTTAACGGCGAATCCGGCAATAACCGAATACAACAAAACGTCAACGGCGGCAAATGGAACGGTAGCCACCTTGATAAACATTATAAAGTCTGCAAAGCCTACGGAAGAAAAGAATGATAGCCTAGCGGAGTTTATAGTGAATGAATAACTATATTTATTCCTATTATCAGAAAATCAAGGACGGATCCGAGACAGTGGGGAAGTGGGTGGCGCTGCTTTATGAGTTGATTATCAACCGTATCCAAGATGGGACGTATTGTTTTGATAATCAGAAAGCGAATAGGGCAATAAAGTTCGTTGAGACTTTTTGCCGACACAACAAAGGGAAGTTGGCGCCGAACGTCCTGAAGTTGTCATTATGGGAAAAGGCTTTTCTGTCGTGTCTTTATGGTATTGTGGACGAGAATGGAAAGCGACAATTCAAAGAAGTTGCACTTTTTGTAGGTCGGAAATGCGGGAAGACATTACTAGCGGCGGCAATCCTAACTTTTGAGGCTTTTGTGGATGGTGAATTTGGTTCTGAGATTTATTGTATAGCGCCAAAGCTGGATCAGTCAGAACTTGTTTTTTCCGCTTTTGAGTTTAACAAAGACAAGAATCCCGATCTTGTTAAGCGGACACGGAAACGGAAATATGACTATATAATCGACAGCACAAACACAGTTATAAAGAAGATAGCGTTTTCGGAAAAGAAAGCGGACGGATATAACCCTATGCTGACCGTGGCTGACGAAATGAGCTCGTGGCCAGCGGAAAGAGGATTGAAACAGTATGAGGTTATGACTTCCGGCACGGGCGCAAGAGTTGAGCCGATAACATTGTCAATTTCTTCCGGCGGCTATGTGTCTGATGGTATATATGATGAATTGTTTAAGCGTGGTACACGTTTCCTGATGGGTGAGAGCGAAGAAAAAAGGCTTTTGCCCATTTTTTATACCATAGACGATACGGATAAATGGGACGATATAAACGAACTCAGGAAGAGTTTACCGGGGTTGGGCGTATCAGTTCCCGTTCAATTCATCATTGATGAAATAGATATTGCAAGAAATTCACTCAGCAAAAAGACGGAATTTCTTACAAAATACTGCAACATAAAACAGAATAGTTCTCAGGCGTGGCTATCAGCGCAAGATATTAAATTGTGCATGGGTGAAGAACTGAAGCTAGAGGATTTCAAAAAATCCTATTGTGTGGGTGGCATCGACCTCTCAATGACTACAGACTTAACGTCCTGCTGTGTGCTGATAGAAAGAGACGGGGAATTATATGTCTTTTCAAAGTTTTTTCTGCCGTCTGAGAAAATAGACGAAGCCACCGAACGGGATCAGATACCCTACAGAACATATATACAACGGGGATTACTGCAACCGTCCGGGGAACACTTTGTTGATTATGATGACTGTTTCCAATGGTTCAAGGATTTAGTTGAGAAATATCAGATTTTACCGCTTCAGGTGGGATATGACCGCTATAACAGTCAGTATCTTGTTCAAGATATGACTGCCTACGGCTTTCACATGGATGACGTTTATCAGGGCACAAATTTAAGCCCCGTCCTCAGAGATATGGAAGGAAGTATTAAAGATGGACGTGTTCATATTGGAAATAACGACCTGTTAAAGATACATTTTCTCAATTCCGCTCTAAAATTGGACACAGAGAGCAATAAAATACGGCTTGTTAAGTTATCCCCCACCGCGCACATTGACGGGATGGCGGCGCTATCAGATGCGTTTTGCGTAAGGATGAAGTGGTTCAATGATATAGGTAATCAGCTGGCAAATAAAAGGTAATTATTATGGGATTGTTTGATTTTATTTTCAAAAAACCAAAGGAAAATCAAGCGTCATCGTTCTTTCAGACGCTCACAAGTTATACCCCTATGTTTTCAACATGGAGCGGTGAGATATATGAGAGTGAGCTTGTCCGGGCGGCTATTGACGCAAGGGCGCGGCATATCGGCAAGCTGGAAGTACAGACCATTGGAACGGCAAAAAGACCGCTACAGTTGCGACTAAAATCAGAGCCGAACGAATTTCAGAGCTGGTCACAGTTCCTTTATCGGTTGTCAACAATCCTTGACATACAATGCACCGCTTTTATTGTACCGGTCCTTGGAACAATGGGAGAGATTCAGGGGATTTTCCCGATTCTCCCCAGTAATACAAGCCTAGCGCAAGATGAAAACGGGAATCCGTGGATAAAATATAGATTTGTGACGGGTCAGATTGCTGCTCTCCCCTTAATGGAAGCGGGGATATTAACAAAGTTCCAGTACAAAGATGATTTCTTTGGAACGCCAAACACGGCGTTATCCGATACGATGAGCCTTATTGATTTACAAAATCAGGGGGTATCTGAAGCCGTAAAGAACTCAAACACCTTTAGATTCATGGCAAGGGTTAATAATTTCTCTTTTGCTGAAGATTTGAAGAAAGAACGTGAAAGATTTACTCGTGAAAACTTTAGCAAGGAAGCGGGCGGCGGTGGCCTACTCCTATTCCCAAATACCTATGATGATATAAAGCAGATTGATTATCATGCTTATTCGATAAACCCGAAAGAAAGAGAACTAATACAGACGAATGTTTTTAATTATTTCGGGGTGAATGAGGATGTATTGCAGAATAAATTATTAGGTGATTCATGGGGCGCATTTTATGAGGGCGCAATAGAACCTTTTGCAATACAGTTTTCGGATGTTCTGAGTCGGATGCTATTCACGAAACAGGAGCGAAACGCCGAAAATAGAGTGATTGCAACGGCTAACCGAATGCAGTACATGAGCAACAAAGACAAGTTGAACATGATCGCCGCTTTTATGGATCGAGGGATATTTACAATCAATGAATCAAGGGAAATCTTAAATCTTGACCCCGTAGAGGGCGGCGACATTAGAACTGTCAGAGGAGAATATAAAAACGCTGATGAGGTGAATGAGGATGAATCAGGAAATATTGCAGAGAATTGAAAAAGGGATCCAGTACAGAGACATGAGCATGACCGCTCTTGATGATAAAAAGGTGGTCAATGGTTATGCCACTACATTTAACAGTCCCTATGTACTTTACGAAGATGAAGAAATGAGGATACTGGAGCAAGTAGACTCAAAAGCCTTTGAAAAAGCGGATATGTCCGATGTGATAATGCAATATGACCACAGGGGGCACGTATTCGCAAGAATCAGAAATAATACCCTTGAAGTTCGGACGGATGACAAGGGATTATTTATAACCGCCGATTTAGGTGGTACGGAGATCGGGCGACAGCTCTATGAGGAGATCAGGGGCGGTTATACCGATAAAATGAGCTTTGCCTTTACCGTTACGGGCGAAAATGTTGACCGTAGAACGGAAGGGATGAAGCGAGTTGTAACCCGTACTATTACCGAAATCGGCAAATTATTTGATGTTTCTGCTGTGTCTATTCCGGCCAATAACGGGACGGAGATATCTGCCCGTTCTTTCTGTGATGGAATCATTCAGAAAGAGCATGAGGAAGCCATGAGAAAAGCCGAAGAGGAGCGGACACGGAAACTAATAACACTAAAATTGAAACTTTTGGAGGTGTGAGAATGACTTTAGAAGAGATCAAAGTCCTTGACGCTGATGGAATAACGGAGCGTAAGGCCGCAATAAGCGCAGAAATGAACGGAGAGGGCGCCGACCTTGACGCGCTCACAGCTGAAGTTGATGCACTTGAAGCTAGAAGCAACGAACTGAAGGAGGCCGCAGAAAAGAGGGCGGCACTTGCATCAAAGGTAATTGCAAGTAACAACATAGTAAAAGAAAAGATCGTGGAGGATAAGAAAGTGGAAGAGAAGAGAACTTTCGCCCCTGACTCCGTAGAGTATAGGGACGCATACTTAAAGAATCTTATGGGTAAGGATATTTCAGTTGAGGAGAGAAACGCACTTACAAGTGCCGCTGATGTAATCCCGACTGAGCTTGTAAATCAGATTTACGGAAAGCTTGAAGATAATCCCGTATATGCTGAGCTGAATGTTACAAGATTCCCCGGATATGTACAGATTCCCTATGCTAAGACTGTGAACGAAGCATCATGGACGGCTATAGGAACAGCTTCAACCGACTCAGCGGATGAAGTAGACAGCATCTCTCTGTCAATGTATAAGCTGATTAAAACCGTGGAAATTACCGCAGATATTCAGGCGGCATCAATCCCCGCTTTCCAGTCATGGCTTGTTGACACTCTCGCAAGAAAGATGATCGCTGCTATTGTAGCCGCAGTTCTTAACGGAAACGGAAGCGGAAAACCTACCGGAGTTATCCCCGGACTTACTGCAGTTGATACTTCGATCACTTATGACACAATTCTTGCGGCAATGGCGGCAGTTCCCGGACAGTATCACAGAGATGCGGTATTTGTAATGAGCTCTGACACATTCTTTAATAAGGTTATGACCCTTAAGGATGATCAGAAGCGTCCCCTTGTGGTTCAGGGTGTAGCGGGTGTAGATCGTGCGCCTGAGTATATGCTTTTAGGGCATAGGGTACTCCTTGAAAGCTCCACCGATACCGAGACAGCTAACAATCTCCTTTTCGGTAATTTCCGTGATGGTTATGCTTTCAATATTGCAAAGGATGTAGCCATTGAGTCAGATGGTTCGGTAGAGTTTAGAAAAGGTTCTGTAGTATACAGAGCTATGGCACTTGCAGACGGCAAGCCCGTTATTGATGATGCTTTCGCAGTTCTCTCAGTTGCAAAAGCTTAAATAAAGAGGTAGGCGCATTATGTCGGATACAATCTTAACAAAAGTAAAAACCGCTCTCAGAGTCAGCATAAATAGTTTTGATGATGAGATAACAGACCTCATAGAAGCCGCCAAGCTTGACCTTGGAATTGCGGGCGTGAGAAATGCGGATATTGAATCGGGGGTTGACCCGACAGATGCGCTTATTATCAGAGCTATCATCCTATACTGTAAGCTCTATTTTGGCGAACCCTCGACCGCTGATCATTGGAAGTCATTAAAGGACGCTTATAATGAGCAAAAAGCACAATTAAGTATGTCCACGGGATATACTGACTGGGGTGATGGTAATGAATAAGTGGAGTGATAAACTGACCCTCGTTATTGAGGGGACAGACGGGCAAGATGCGGACGGCTTTCCAATTCATACAGACCCGATAGAACGTGAGGTTTTCTGCAATATACAATCCGTAAAGGGCGTGGAGTTCTTTCAAGCGGCGGAGCATGGTGTAAATGCTGTGTATACCGCCGTTTTACATTCCTATGAGTACGATAATGAGCGTATTGCGGAGTATAACGGCAACCGTTACGCCGTGTACAGAGCCTATGAGAAGCAGGACAAAGAGACTGTTGAGCTGACACTTGCGGAGAATGTGTAATGGCTGACTTAGGTTTTAATATCCCGGATGACTACTTAAAAGAGTTACTTGATAACAATTTTGAAGAGTTAGCTCCTCAGATGATAGAAGAAACATTACCGATATTAGAAACATCGGTACAACGTCATTTGTCTAGTGTCGTACATGGTGGAACGGGTGAGCTAGTAAACAGCATAGCAGTCACAAAGCCTAAAAAGACCAAAACAGACGCATATATCGGGAATGTCTATATAAAGGGACAGAGTAAAAACCACTACTACGGCGGTTCTACTCATAAACGTCAATATGCCGTGAGCAACGCATTAAAAGCAATATGGCTGAATTATGGTAACGCACATCAAGCCGCTAGACCGTGGTTAGCTCCGGCGGTTAATTCTTGTCAAAGTGAAATTGAGGATAAACTTCAAAAGAAGTGGGAAGAGATAACGGGAAACAAATAAATGAACGTTAACAGCTTAATTGTTCAATTAAATAACATTACGGGTATTCCCGTAGCCCCTGACATCTATAAAGGGGAATCTGACAAGTGGATAACATTCACTTATCAGGACGAAAGACCCGCCTTTTTCGGAGACAACGAAATCCTTGACGATATCGCCTATGTATCCGTAAACCTATTCACTCCGGCTAATTTTAATTATATGGCTTTGAAAAAGACCATTAAACGATATTTGGAGAGTATAGGAGCCCTCACAAATAGTGAGAGTTATGTCTATACAGAAAATCAGATACCTATAAGACAAACAATCTTTGAAGTACAGATAACAAAAGAAAGAGAGGATTAAAGAAAATGGCATATTTCGGATTAAGAAAACCCGTTATAGCACAGTATAACAGCGGAACAGGCGCATATTCCAACGGCTTTATCTGCGGTAAAGCTGTCAATTTTGAAGTAACACCTAACTATTCAGAGGGGTCGCTTTTCGGTGATGATGAGCTTGCTGAATATGAAAAGAGTTTTACAGATGCGGATGTTTCCCTTGGGACTACAACGCTTCCGATCGAAGCCGCTTCGACTGTTTTCGGTCATACAGTGGACAGCTCTACCAACTCCGTGACAAAGAAAACAACGGACGTTGCTAACTATGTCGGTGTGGGTGTCATCATTGATGAGGTGGTGAACGGAACAAAGAAGTACTATGCTTATATACTTCCTTGCGTCCAGTTCTCAGAGAGTGCGGAGAGCTTCACAACTAAGGGTGATTCGATCACATTCAGCAATCCTACGATCGAGGGTAAGGCAAAGGGTAATAACTCTAGCGAATGGCAGATTAAACAGCCGTTTGACACAGATACAGAAGCCCTTGCATTCATCAAGACGACTTTTGGAATGGAATAATATCAATCAGAGGGGGCGCAAAAAGCGTCCCCTTTTTGGTGAATAAATGAGAGAAGTTGAATTAAACCATATCAACATAAATGGCATAGAATATCCGTTACATTGTGACCTTTTCGCATTAGAAGTTCTGCAGAATGAGTTTCAGTCTGTCAATAAATTTGAGCGGGATTTATTAGGATTAACCCCCCTAAGGGATGAAAACGGGGAAGTAAAGCGGAATGATGAGGGCGTTATCCTTAATGCACAAGGTGAACCCAAAATAGGCGCAATTATTAAGGGCTTATATGTGATGATTAAGGAAGGACAGAGAATAAACGCACGGCAGACCGGGAAAGAATATGAAGAAATAACCTATGAAGAGATAGGTGAAAACTGTTTTATCCCATTCACAGAATTAGCGGATATTTTGCATGATGAATTTAATCACAGTTTTAGTGTTAAAAAAAAATCGAGTACGAAAAGACCCCGGAAGAAGAGCATATCCTAATAGACTTTGATTATATCTACATGATGATGAGAATGGAATTTCTAATTCCTGACTCAGATATAGGTTTTTATACTTATGGTGAATATTTGGATATGTTTAGAGCATATAAGTATATTCATAATTTTCGTGTTAAGAATCTTCTTTATGAGGACGTAGAGAAAGAAATCAAAGAATATCAGCAAGCACATAGAAAAATAGATTCTATTTTTAGCATATAGGTGAGTTATGGCAACGAAGAATATCGGCGGCTCTATTACGCTAGAGGGTGCAAGTAAATATAATTCCGACCTAAAGCAGATTAAATCTAATCTGACAGAATTAAGGTCTGAAATGAAGTTGGCGAACGCTGCCAATCAGGAAAGTGCAAACACATACACGGCCTTATCTCAGAAGAATGAAATCCTTGGAAAGCAGATAGAGCAGACCTCTAAGAAATTAGAGATTTACAATAAGCTCTACGATCAGCAAGCGAAAGCCCAGCAGAAAGCCGAAGAGAAAATAACAACATACTCTTCTAAACTTCAGGAAGCACAAAAAGAGCTTGACCGAATGAAAGCATCCGGCACGGCGACAGATGCGGAGCTGAAGAATCAAGAAAAAGTTGTTGCTGATTTATCCAAAGAGTTAGAAAAAGCGCAGAATGGTTATAATTCTGCCACTCTTAAAATGAATCAGTATCAGACCGCTGCCAACAATACCAGCGCCGATCTTGCTAATCTCAATAGTTCGTTATCTGAAAACGAAAAGTATTTAGAAGAATGCCGTCACAGTACGGACGGAACGGCTACTTCTATTGATAAATTTGGAAAACTGACAGCACAGGCCGGAGAGGGCATAAAATCCACCGCTGACGCCGTTCAGATGCTTGCTAATTCGGAAGCGTTCAGAGCGATATCTGAAGGTGCTAAAGAGGTCACTAAAACCCTTTTAGAGTGCGTTGAAGCGTCTACAAAATGGGGCACCTCAATGGCAAAGGTGCAGAGCATAGCGCAAGTTTCTGATACTCAGTTAGCTGGAATGGGTAAAAACATTCAGGAACTTTCCAAAGAATATGGCGTAGGTGCTAATGAAATAGCGGAAGCCACTTATCAGGCTATTTCTGCAAGCGTGGAAGCCGGAGAAGCGACCGAATTTGTTGAGGATAGCATTAAACTAGCCCGTGGCGGTTTTACGGACGTAACAAGTGCCGTTGACGTGATGACCACGATAACAAACGCCTATGGCAAGGAAGCCAATACCACGGCGCATATCATGGATACCCTTATTCAGACTCAGAATTTAGGTAAAACAACCGTTAATGAATTGGCTGAGTCTATGGGTATGGTTATCCCCACGGCGGCGGCATATAGCGTGAACCTTGATAATATAGCGTCCGCTTATATCCAGTTAACAAAGAACGGCGTAAATACTGCAAACGCTACCACTATGATAAACGGTATGCTGTCCGAGTTAGCGGATAGTGGTTCTGATGTCGCGGAGATCCTACAGAAAAAGACGGGCAAATCATTCGGACAGTTGATGAAATCCGGCGCAAATCTCGGGCAAGTCATTCAGATATTAGGCGAATATGTGGACGGTGATTCTGAAGCATTCGCTAATTTGTGGGGGAATGTCCGTGCGGGGCGTGGTGCTGTTACGCTTTTCAACAACGGAGCTGACGCTTTCACAGATTCCATGAAATCAATAGCAGAATCCACGGGAGCGGCAGATAAGGCCTTTGAAACAATGGCAGACACCGCAGAAATGACAGATATGCGGTTACAAGCCGCAACGGATAATTTGAAAGTCGCTATCGGTGAAGCCTTAGAGCCTACATTAAACGATCTCAAAGAATCCGGCATAGAAATGCTAGAGCCGTTCACTAAATTTGTTGAAGATAATCCTATTTTAGTACAGACTTTAGCCGGAACTGTTACGGCGGTTGCTGGAGTCGCCACGGCTGTCACAGCGTGCGCGGCGGCGGTAGCAATCCTTAAAGCGGCGTTCGGTGATTTAAGTGGCGCGGCGGCTGTCCTTGGAACGGCGGCGGTTCTCGGCGGAGTTACTGCATTCACAGCCGGGGTAAACGAAGCAAATGATAAGGTTGGAAACCTTACAAAAGAAGCCCGAAACCTTAACAAGGAACTGACAGACGGACAGAGCGCAAGAAAGGCAAGCGGGGAAGAGTTAGCAAGCAACGCCGTAAACGCGAAGAAACTAGCGAATGAACTCACGGCCTTACAGAATAAAACAAAACTCACAAAAGACGAACAGCAAAGGCAGAAAGAGATTGTTGCGGAACTTAATGCTATAGTTCCTAATTTGAGCCTTGCGATAGACGACCAAACAGGAAAACTAAATATGTCAACGGATGCCTTAAAGGCAAACATTGACGAACTAATGAACCTTGCAAAAGTACAAGCGGCACAAGAGGATTTGACTGCTATCGGAAATGATATGTATGAAGCCGAAAAGCAGTTGAATGAGCTTGAAAAAGAAATGCTTGAAACCTATGGGCTAAAGGTTCAGAGCATTGAGGACGTTAAGAACGCCTATGACGATATGACCGCTTCATATATTGACGCAAGCGGGAACGTCTCAAATGGCAATATTGCAGAAGCGGACAGCATGAAAGCGCTGGGAGAGCAGATTCTTGAAACTCAGAACAATCTCTCAGGATTAAAGGATGAATTTCAGACCACGTCCGAATACATAGAAGCGAATAGCGAACTTGTAACGGCTAACGTAGAAGCACAAAACGCCGGAACTGAAGCGGCTAATAATTTCAGCGTGGCAAATGCTGAAATGGCTAAAAAGATAGAAGAAGCCAACGACAAGTTGCGTGAATCGGTAGCGTCCACCGTTCAGAATGTCAACCCGCTCTTTGATGAATTAGCGGATAAATCAAAAGTGACCTTAGAGGACTTATCCACAAATCTAGCGGAGAACGCTAAGAAAGCGGATGAGTTCGCTAAAGCATTGAATGAAGCCACCGGGCTGGCTCAATATGGTACCGATCAGAGCTTGACCGAGATAGTTAATACTTTGGGCTCAAAAGGCCCGGAAGCCACGGGGCTCCTTGAAGAGTTAGTCGAAGGGGCTAGGGGGAATACAGAAGAATTTAACAGCCTTTTAGAGAACATGAAAACCTATCTAACGGGTGAGGATTCTGTATCTATGGCGGTTTCTCAGTTGTCCGTGGAAGTTACGGAGGGATTGACGGCAACTAAGGAAGCTGCCACAACTGCAGAGAGCGAACTGACAACGGTATTTCAAGAGGAAGGGACAAAGCAAAAAAAGGCCGTACAACAAACGGCTGATGACATTGAGGATGTAGCCGTTAATGGTGTAAAGAGCACCGCCAACGCTGTTTCAGATAACGCGGCGCAAGTTACGACAGCAACGAGAGAAGCCGCCGATAACGCTGTTAAAGAAGCACAGTCCGCCCTTGGAATGAGCGGAGACACTTCTTCTACTTTTAAGAAGCTGGGAAGCTCCACCATGAAATCATTCGCAGACGGGATAAAAGCTGAGGGCGGAGTGGTCAGGACGGCACTACAGACTACTATTCAGAATGCCATTGACAGCATGGATCTGAGTGGGTTATCGGCACGAATTAACAAAGCCCTTGGGAGTGCTCTGAATGGTTAAGAGGACAATATGAGACAATTCACGTTAAAAAATGCAATAGGTGAGGTATATCGGCTGAATTCATCGGATAACTTCTTTCATGATCCTGAAGGTTTAGGGTTCCAGCGTGATACTACATTTAAGAAAATCGGATCACGCTATGAACTCTTAAAGGATGGATTCAGTCAAAACCCCGTAAGGGGCTCTATCATGTTCAAGTCCACCAATACCGCGAGCGCCTATAAATCATATTTGAAGTTTTCGTACTTTCTGCAAGAGATACCGCTCACGATCGTCTATCGGATTCCCGGCGGCGAGTTTCTGATGGAATGTATACCGGGTACGATAGATAAGACAGAAATTAACTCCGCTTTTGGTATGGATGTGGGGATTGAATTGATCCCGATATCCATGTGGTTCAACGAAATCCGCCATACCACAAGCGGCGGATACACGCAGGACGATGTTACGTGGTCTGTTGTCAGTGTAAACTCCGACAGCCTTATTGAATCCCCGTGTCATATATGGGCTTCGGTTCCGCAAGGTCAGACGCTCACAGAAGTAGAATGGCGATACTTCCATAATCCGGCAGACACACATAGCGATGATTACGATATCAACGGAGTATTGACCGACATAACGCTGGAATCCGGCGATACCTTGCACATCAGAACGGACACGAACCCCTATCGGATATATAAGACGGATTCGAACAGCGTTGAAACTGATTTATATGCAAAATCAGACTTTTCGACCAAGAGATTTATCAATTTGCAAAAGGGCACAAACCTTGTTAAGTTCCGCGGGAACTTCCTTAGTCAAGGCATAGAGGGCAGAATCTTACATGAAACCGTATAATGTGGAGATTTTTGACAGACAATTTAATTTCCGGGCAAATGCGCTTGTTGACAGAAATGATTTTGATTACAAGTATGACGCCCTATCCCCTGAAAAGAACACGATAAAACTCCCGAAAGATATTACAGTAAGAATCACGTCACAGGAAGGAACGCCCGGGGATATGTCCGTATGTACGTCCGATTATGTGAGGATAGCGGACGAAGAAACAGAATATACGGGCGTGGTTATCAAGGTTGAAAAGGATGAGAATTATACCTATGTCACATATACGGACGTTCTTCACCTTTTCGATCATGAGGTTTATGTCAAGGTTGATGATGTCCAGTTGACCTATGTGGAGGACTATCTGTATTCCCTTTTGGGACAGGAATTCATTGCGACAGACGATCTTTCACAGAAAATCTATGGTCTAAATATCATAAAAACCTCTCAAACGGAGGGAATTTTTGATTATTGCTACACGGAAAATACATACACAATAATCAACCTCTTAAAAGACTACATCAATCCCGCTTTTCGTGATTTCATCATAGCCACGACAGCCGTGGTTAATATTCCGAATAAGACCGTGGATGTAACCATCGGAAAAGTGGACGAGACAGATAAAAAGGATATCGAGGGTGATTTACCGAATATCACAAGCGGCGACTATGTTATCAGACAGAGTAATGACAATCATAACAAACTAGAATTGATTGATACGTTTGATGATAACTATGACCGCTATATGTTCTATCTTCATGCAAGTGATTACTCATTTAATCAGATAGACGCCGACAGAATAACCCCGGTTATAAATGACATTAAAGAGTTTAACAGTTCCATCATAACAGAAGAAGCGTTTTGGCGTCCTTTTAATGAAGCACTAAAAGTTATCGAGCGATACAATGAATCACATGACGCATTAACACCGGGGGAGCTGAATCTTTTATTGTCAGCGTTTCAAGAAGTATTCCCGGCTTTTTTAGTTTATGCAAGGAGTAATTATAAAGACAGTTGGATTGCGGACGAGATGTGGGGCGGCATTGCATCAGAAGCAGGAAGCGGAAGGCTGTCAAATGATCCGAAAATATTCAACAATAGCTATACGGCGTATAAATACGGATGGGGAGACCAAGAAATGTTGGATTGGTGGTTATCGTCCCTCACTCAGCGCCCGTGGACTATTCGAAACGCACGACTGCACTCCCCTTATGATTTTTCGTGGGAATCTGTTAGTTGCCGCAATAGCGAAGATCGCCGATGGCTTTTGACAGATCACGGATATAGTCCTATGGGAACGTTCCTATACAACATAGACGGCGGAAGTGTCGGATACGCATATCCTCATCTGCGCATAGAAATGCCTGTCTATTTTGACATTGCCGCCGTATATCAAAGCGGATGGGAAGACACAGATAGTAGTTCAAGAGCAATATATAACGTTGCCCCGTGCATAGATTTGGAATCTACAATAAATCACCGCATAGGGACAGCGGAAATACAAGCGGCACTAAATGAGTACAAGCAAAGCCCGGAATATGAAGAAGCGTATGAGCGATACAAAGAGGAAAAGTTCGACTACCTCTTACAAGCATACGCAAATAAAGTCTTTAAGGCTTCCAAATACTCAAACAATATTGAACTCACCGTCAAAGCAGACGATCCCATGATAAGTCCCTTAACCATGCCGATCGGGCAAGTGGTGAATATCATCCATGAGGGTGTTTCATATAATTCCATTCTTACGGGACGCGAGGTAAAGGGCGGACTTGTTAAGCTGATATTCGGAACGATACGGCTTGAATTAACCAAGATACTAAACATGAAAGGAGCATAAAATGTTTCTGCAGAACACGGACTTAAATATCGTGCCGGGCGGAATAATCCCCGTGATGCACGTATCGCAGTATGATGTTGGGCGTGAATTAAAATTCGTACTTTATGACGGATACGACACGGCGGATATCACCACGGGAACGACCGTCACCATTGAGGGGACAAAGCCCGATGGTCACGGGTTTCAGTATTCGGGCGTATTAGATCAGAACGCTCACACGGCTACCTTTGTCACCACGGAGCAAATGACCGTGCTGGCTGGAGCGATTGAGTGCAAACTCACGCTTTATCTTAATTCTCAGAGGATAGGAACAGCGCTCTTTATCCTTGACGTGGAAAAAGCGGGGATAAACGACAGTACCATCATATCTGATACGGAACTTCCTTTAATTATCACACAGGCCACGGAGCAGATGGAAAGGGCAGAAGCGGCGGCAGATGCGGCGGCCTTATCCGAAACCAACGCCGCAACGAGCGAGACTAATGCGGCGACAAGCGAAACCAACGCCGCAAATTCTGAAATAGTATGCGGCTCTTTTATGAGAATGGCGGGGGCGAGCGCCGCAAGCGCTGAGCAATCCGCTATCATATCGGGTTCATTCATGCGGACGGCGGGAAATTATGCAGATGAAGCAGAAGCAAGCGCCGCAAGTGCAAACGTGAACGCTCTGAAGTCTGAGGGTCATGCTATCGGAAAACAGAACGGCGTTCCCGTTACACCGGAAAGTCCGTATTATCACAACAATGCGGAGTATTGGGCTGGCATTGCGGAACAATATGCTCAGGGCGGTCTAATTTACAAAGGTTCGATACTCTTTGCAAATATCCCTGTTTCGGGAATGCGCACGGGCGACCTTTACAATATCGAGGATGATTTCACGACAGACGGCCGTTTTGAAGAGGGCGCCGGTGTATTCGTAAAAGCTGGCGCTGATATCGCGTGGAACGGCTCAAAGTGGGATGTTCTTGCAACAGGCGGCGGATCCGTTACCGGCGTAAAAGGAAACGCCGAGTCCGCCTACAGAACGGGGGACGTAAATATGACCCCGGCAGATATAGGGCTTGGGAACGTAAATAACACCGCTGATGCAGATAAGCCCGTTTCCACGGCAACACAGGCTGCATTAAACAGAAAAGTCAGTACAGACGGAGCGTCAACAAATACCACAGTTGCTTTCACGTCAAACGACCTTGCAGCGAATACCACGGCAAAAACAAGCGACACCACTAATCAGCCATCTACGGTAGCAAAGTTAGCGAGCGGTGAAACCCTTGCATCAATGTTTGGGAAGATAAGCTCTATGTTCGCAAGTATAAGAAAGTTGTGGAATACTGTTGGCTTCGAAACCGCCCAAATAAGCAAGGTAGTAGGGGATACCTCTGTCACATTCACTAATTCAGCGATAAAGACAACAAGCGAATTAACGCTACTAAGTGAGAATAGTAGTAATACCCCGATTTTCTATACAGCCGTAACAGTATCGAACGGAAGTGCAACATATACTTTTCCGGCTTTGACAGTAGCAACAAATTTTTCTCTGAAGGTGAGGTGATGGTATGAAACAGGAATGTAATCCGGGTGGTTCGGGTGGTACGCAGGTTTTGTTATGGGAAAACCCAAATATTGATAATGATTTCGCAGCACAGACAATCAATATAACAAATATGCTTGATTATGACCGTATAGATATATGGTATACACCTAACTACTATGTACATAATTATCAGTTGGCATCATTTTTTCCTAGTTTGTTGCCCTCTGGAGAAGTAGAAATTGACCTCGCATTTTTTAGATTGAGTGGTGGTAATAATGTCGCAATGATGCCTTGGAGAAGAGTGTTCCCAAATAAGACAAATAAGACTATTAGATTTGATGACGCACATTTATTACAGGCGGGTTCATCAAGTTCATCCACTGATAATTCACTAGAAAAGCCATATAGGATATATGGCGTAAACGTATAGAAAGGAGCAACACCATGAAACAAGTATGTATGCCCGGAAATGGGGGGGTACAACGTATAGCACAACTGAAACCTTAACGGGGGATACGTGGATAGATGGAAAGTCTATTTATAGAAAGACTTTCATTGTAAACAATCCTGTTTCGGGGACTACGGTTGATGTTACTCAAATTGGCACTCTTATAAATGGGTATGGGGTAGTTAAAAGATCAGATGATTATATTATCCCGACTAGTTACTGTTATACGAATGGTTATGCTTTTCAATGGGTACTAAGAGCCGACCTAAACAAGTTATGGTTTTATATTGATAAAATGACGGTTGCACAAGTAAGACTAACTCTTGAATACACTAAGAACTAAACGAAAGGAGCAACAATGCAATACTTAACTTTAAGATTACAGCAGAAAACAGACGGAACAACGTTCCATAGTCTGTCAGCTTTTCACGATACCGAACAGGACGCAAACGTTCAGTATTGGAACATGGTATCAAACGATATCGCAAAAGCGGAAGTATCAGAGTTTTCTGATATGACCCTTGATGAACTTGGTAACTTTGGAAAACTCCGTCAGTATACCCGTGAGGGATCGCAGGAAATGACAAAGTTTTACTATGTGAAAATAGAGAAGTACACCGAAGAAAGTGCAAAAAACCCCGTGAGAACAACGGCAGAGTATAACGACAGAGATTCAGCGGAGATTGCTTTCTGCCGTGACAACGCATCAGCGGAAAAGGATGATACCATTCTTACAGCGGCGCACTTTGTCGTTAATCATCACGGTGGACGGGAGTTATACGAACTCTACGACAATAGACCTATTCCCGAACCTGAACCCGAACCCGAACCTGAAACAGTAGGAGAGTAATCACACGGGTGACGTGCGCTATAAGCGAGGGTTAAGAGGGTAAAGGTAAAACAATGAGTAGTTATGAGATTATGGGGATTCTGAACGCAATACCCCCGTCAGTAAAGGATTTAGGGATTATGGTAGTTGTGCTGTCGTTGGTAGAGATTGCGCCCGTAAAGGTGAACCCGTGGAAGTGGCTTAAATCTTTTGCTGAGTTGCCTGCCAGATTTGCCAAATTGGAACACGAAGTTAATGATGATCGTGCTTTCCGGTGGCGACAGATGATAAAAAGCTATTCCAGAGGGCTTGAACGGGGCGAAAAACTAAGGGACAGTGAGTGGATGGAGCTGCTTGATACGGTTAAGCGATATGAACGTTATTGTGAAACACATCCTGACTTTAGAAATGGGTATATCGCAGATTGTATCGAGTACACCAAGGAAATGCACCGATATGTTATGAGGACGGGTGACTATGCCCCCGAGTTAAAGAGGGCAGAGGCATGAGAAGAAAAAAGACATTCAAGACATTCACCAAAGAAGCCGTGAAAGCACTTCTCATAATCGGCGTGATAGACGCAAATATTCCCTTTTTACTAGCCTTTCTGGAGAAAGACCCATGCCGGGAGATAGGGCTTGCGTTCATCACGGAGATAGTAGCGGTTATCTTAGGGTATATGCTCAAATCTTATTTTGAGACGAAACAGGAAAAACGACAAGAGTTAGCGGAATATACCGCAGGAATGAGAGGAGAAGAATGAGAGTAGACTTACAAACTTTAGCCATAATCAGCACCCTCACCACTCTCTGTACGGAGTGCGTGAAGAACGTAGCAAAAAACCTTGAAAGAAAGTGCGAACCAAACATTGTATCAATGGTGATAGCGGTTTTTCTATCTGCCGTGATCGAGATAGTAAAGCCCGTATTTGTGGACGGCATCCCCTTTGATACAACCATAGCGTATAACTTCGCTGTTATGGCTTTCTTTGGGATGCTTGCGGCTAATCTGTCTTTTGACAAAGTAAAGGAACTTATACTTGCTTTCATGCCGGAGGCTCATTAAATGACAGAAGAATGGAAAGATATAAAAGGATACGAGGGCTATTATCAAGCGTCAAGCCTTGGAAGAATCCGAAGCCTTGACAGGATAGACACATCCGGGAAAAGAAGAAAAGGGAAAGTGCTGAAATACAAGCATGATGGTGGCGGCTATCCGTCTGTTATTTTAGCAAGAGGATGCAAAGGCCACACTATACACGTTCATAGGCTCATAGCAGAGACTTTTATACCTAACCCGGACAATAAGCCTACTGTCAATCATATTGATGAAAATAAGGAAAATAACGCTGTTAGTAACCTTGAATGGATGACATACAGGGAAAATGCTCATCATGGTACGAGAATGAAAAGGTGTTACTCCGGGCGTGATTATAAGGCGATAGGAAAGAAAATATCGGCAGGGATAAGGTCTAAATGGATTAACAGACCGATTATCCAATATGACCTTGATATGAATTATGTTGCTGAATATTCGAATGTCTATGAGGCGGCAGAGATAAACTGTATTGATAGAGCCCCGATACGCAGAGTATTAAACGGGGACAGGAAATTTCCTCATTATAAAGGATACATTTGGAAATATAAGGAGGCGGTATAATGTCTAATACTTGGTTTATACCGGAAATCGCCCCTCTGATGGTGAAAGAAGCCCGAAAGAGGGGATACAAAATAGTTTCCACGGCTATTGCACAGGCTGTTATAGAGTCAAATTGGGGAAACTCGGGGCTTGCTAAGTACCATAACTATTTTGGGCTTAAGTGCGGCTCAAAATGGGCGGGAAAGAGCGTCAACATGAAAACCAAGGAAGAGTATTCCGTTGGCACTCTGACCACCATAAACGACAATTTCCGTGTATATGACAGCATGGTGGACGGGGTTAAGGGATACTATGATTTTATATCCACTTCCCGGTACTTCAATCTAAAGATCGCAAGCACTCCGAAGCAGTACGCAGAATACTTAAAGGCAGACGGATACGCCACCTCTTCAACCTATGTGAATACTTTGGTTAATACGGTGAATAAGTGCAATCTGGCCGTATATGACAAGGAATTAGGCGGAAATGACGATCCGAACCGAAACCCCTATACCGAACCCACAAAGAATGTCAAACTAAACACCCGTGGAAATGATGCCCGGTGGGTACAGTATGCCTTAAACAAAAAGGGAGCGCACCTCATTGTTGACGGAATTTTCGGGACTAAATCCGTGGATGCTCTGAAACAGTTCCAGTTCAGTCATGGGCTTGTGTCTGATGGAATTTGCGGGGAAAAGACACGGGCGGCCTTAAAGAAGTAAATCCATTTATATCCTTTCATATTTGGCGCAACTGGTATCGATTAGGTATCAGCTGCGCCGTTTTTTAATTTATATCGTTTAATATCAGATTTTTAATGTAGCCTTGAATATTGCCAGCGCTTTCCAGCTTTTCGATGATGGCCTTGTCCGTTTCCTTGTTGAGCTTCAGGTGCACCATGCGCCATTTGCCTTTATTTGCTTCATCATATCGCTTTTGCGCTTTCTTCTGTGCTTCACTTGTCATTTAATTGCCTCCTTTTATTGGCTACCTTTTGCCCGGTAGCCGGGGCGGTTCAATTACTTTTCCTCAAAAATGGGCATTGTTTCGGGGTCAACCCCGTATTTCTTTGCTATATCATCCCTTAAGTTAATAATAAAATCCTTATTGTATGCCGCTTCCTTATAGCTTATGTCGTTTAAGATATAGATAAAATAATAAATAGTCATATCCGTTACCTTTCTACCCTCGTAACCTCCGGGGCGGGTGTGTGGTTTAGGCTATCTGTTCAACCTGTGACCATGTAAAACCGTAATTACGCACGAGGTCGCATTGAGCGGAATGTATGTAGTCTATAAACGCCTCCTTTTCACCGAGGTTATCGGATTCAGCATATAGCCGAGAAAACCGTTTGATGGTGTTGATATTGAAATCAATATTTTCCTGAGTGGTCATAACCTGTGCTGATGTCATGTGGATACCTCCCATATGGTTAAACTGTGGTTAGTGGGTTTCTTCTTTCCGTTGGCGTTGCCCCGGAAGTATTCAGCCGCTTACGGTCGCTGTTGCTAAACTCTACGCCCTAGCAACCGGGCGGGTATTTTGTTGTCGTTTCCTTAACTTTGATATAAGTATATACCTGTATTATATATATGTCAACACCTATTTAATAGATTTTTGAAATAAATTAAAAAACAGTCTGAATCTTGATGGGATATGCGAGCTATTGACAAGGGAAAAGTTGAGTTTTTAGCAAGTAAAGACTTTATCCTGACTGTTGGGCCGCTCTCTTTTAATTAGTTGCCACGAAAGTTGACACGGGATTTAGAAAAGTGCGTAAATACGGGGGATATCGGTGGTGGAAAGTGGGTTCGATTCCCATCACCTGCTTTTTTATTTTGCCTAGAAAAATCAAGGGTTTCCGCCGTTTTTGCCCCTAAAAATCGGGCTTTTTTCTCCCGAAAATGATAACGTATTATCAACGATTGACAACCCATTATCAAAAAAGTTGCCACGAAAGTTGCCACGAAATTGCATTATAAAAGACCGTTAAAATGGTCTGCCATTTTCCGGTTATATTCATTTTCCAATTCTTCTGTAGTGCCTTGATACACCCTTTGCATGGTGTTACTTCCTTTGGCCCATCCTCCCATTTTTTCAAGGAATGATTGCGGAACGCCTAAAACCGCTCCTATAGTGGCGTAATAGTGTCGTAAATCGTGGAAACATATATTTATGCCTAATCTATCCCGGATCCGTGTAAAAACCCGTGTAACACTTGTGGGATTTTTGTAGTTAATGATATTTTCCTCTTTTTCCCCCGTACCGATAAGATCAAGGACCTTTTTAGGAACATAGCAGTCCCGGCATGAATCCTCTGTTTTTGGCATATCCTTTAAGTGCCACTTATTATCTGAACCCTGTACTATATCTTTTGTAACGTGGATAATATTCCCTTTTATATCCCCAAAGGTAAGAGCGCAGATTTCCCCTCTACGCATCCCGGTAAATGCGCCTATAGCAATGCACTTTTTCAATTCTGGGGGAGCAGAGTTATATAATGCCTGTACTTCCTTGTCAGAGGGGGCAAATTTCCTTGATTTTGTCTTTTTCGGGAGGGTAACGTTAAATTGTGTATTAGGCATATAAAACCTTAAGGATGAGGATAATAACCCGTATATATTAGATACAGATTTAGATGATACTGAATCCGTAAGAGAAGAAACAAAAATCTGTAATCTTTCCGTGTCTAGTTTCTTAATGGGTATGTTCTCTATGGATTTATAGTTATTTCTTAATTGCGTCCGGTAAGCTCTAATGGTAGACGGGGATAATACACCTTCTTTTGCGTCAATATACCCTTTTATGGCCTCATATACAGTTAAATCTGTTTTATTTTTGCGGTCTTTCCTGTTGGCAAATTCAGCAGCTTTTAATTCCGCTTCCCGTTTTGTTGGAGCGGTGAAACTTTCGCATACCTTTTTCCCGTTTTTGTCAGTATGAGAGTATACCCGAACACGCCATGATCCGGACGGGAGTTTTTTAGCGGTTGGCATAGTAAATCCTCATTTTATGCGTCTAAAGCGTCTTTTTTAACTTCAATTTCTACGTTAAGTAAATCAAGAATAGCCTGCTTTTTATATTCAGGAGCTTCCCGATAAGCAACAATAATCATGTATTCTATGTCAGTTACGTTATATTCTGCGTTATGTCCAGTAATTAAGTATTCAATAGAAACATTTAAATATTTTGCAATTTTATAGATTTTATCTGTGGAAGGTAAGTGTGAGTTATATTTTGCGATTGATGAACGTGGAAATCCTAATTCTTTTTCTATTTGATTAACAGATTTGTGTTGATTATCGGCAGCATTTTTAATGTTTTCATATAATCCCATGATTATACCTCAAAATTTTACGCAAAAAGATATTGACAAGCGTAATATTTTGCGTATAATAAAAATCGTTGGGGCGCAAAATTTTACGAATGTCTATAATTCTTGGTCGCACTTGAATATTAGCATATTTTACGTAATCGAACAACGCTATATGTAGAATTTTGCGCACAACATATTGTGATTATTGAGGGAAGGAGGTCAAAAATGTATCAGAGAATACAGGAAATCTGCAAAGAACGAAGCATTTCAATTTCTAAGGTAGAAGCAGATTTAGGGTTTCCAAGAGGAAGTATCTATAAATGGAATGAACATAGTCCAAGTGTGGATAAGGTAAAAAAACTTGCTGAATATTTAGGAGTAGCAATGGAAGAACTTCTGAAAGGAGAAGCATGAACGAATTACAGATTTTTAACAATGAAGAATTTGGAAGTGTCAGGACGGTAGAGATTGACGGAAAACCTTATTTCTCCGCTTCAGACGTGGCGGCGGCTTTGGGTTATAGCAATCCCCGTAAGGCAATTATCGACCATTGTAAGGGAGTAACGAAACGTGACACCCCCACAACAAGCGGCATTCAGACCATCAATTTTATTCCAGAGGGTGATATTTACCGACTGATTGTTTCGAGCAAATTACCATCAGCCGAGAAGTTTGAAACATGGGTATTTGATGAGGTCATTCCGTCAATCCGCAAAACAGGCGGTTATCAGATGCCTAAAACCTACATCGAAGCACTTGAAGCCTTAATTGTATCGGAAAAGGAAAAAGAACGTCTGGCAATCGAAAACGATGAAATGAAACCCAAGGCAGATTTTTTCGATGCCGTTGCCGACAGCAAAGATGCAATCGAGATCGGACAAGTCGCAAAGGTGCTAGAAATCCCCGGAGTTGGACGCAACAAATTATTCAGTATTTTGCGAGAAAAACAGTTTCTAATGGGAAATAACATTCCATATCAGAAATATATCGACAACGGCTATTTTAGGACGATTGAACAAAAATACTCAATGCCTGACGGGGAAACAAGGATCAGCATAAAAACACTTGTATATCAGAAAGGCGTGGATGCTATTCGGCGGTTATTAGAGGTCACAGCATGAAATCCAAAACCATAACCAACATTATCAAGGGCGCAGTAAAGAGAGCGGAGTTAACCTCTAAAGCCCTTGCAAAGAAAACGGGGATCCCGTATCAGACCTTACGTTACAGATACAAGAACCCTACTTCATGGAAGTTTTACGAATGGGGAGCGGTATTAAATGTCGTTCCGTTCATGGATGAAGAACTGTTGAAGATAAGAAAGGAGTTGATGAAGTGAAGAGAGTGTTATTGGGGGTGATGCTTTCAATCTTCCTTACGGTTCCTGCCTATGGGGTAACGTGCCACGAGCTGGCAATGTCATATATCTTAGCCGATCAGGACAAACCGAAAGAGGCCGGGGACAAGTTTTACATGGGAGAGGATAACAATCCGATCTTAATGGAAACCACGGGATATTGTCACGGAACACACGGCTCCCACGGTGACAAAATGAAAGAAGGCTACTGTGCCGCAAGTCCGGAAATGTACGGGGACGTAGTGATGTTGTATGAAGCAATTCCCCAAAAAGACGGGACATTCCGAATAGGGGAATATCTGGACACCCTAGAGATAAAGGATACCGGGTACGGATACTCCACCGGACAGGGAGAAAGCACAGTAAGGACAGATAAACGCTATGAAGGGACCATAGAAGGGGGAATACACATAGACGTTTACAAAGAAAATCTTCAAGGCTGCCGGGAATGGATGCAGAGAACAAACGGAAAAGTGTTCGCCGTGGTAATAGAGGGCAAAGGCTAAGAAAGGAGAAAATATGCTTTACAAAATCGAGATAGTAGCCGCAACGGGATCCGTGGCGTTAAGGTTCAATAGCTTCAAGGATATGACTGAAGCGTTGGGAATCATCACGGAGACAGTTGATGGCTTCGAAGAGGGAACGACAAAAGTCTATGTATCCCGTGAAGTAGAAAAAGAATGAACCCCACAGCGTAAACTTGGGATTTTTCTGTGAGGTTCGTGTGAGGGGGTACTCACGCTTTTAATTTTAACAAAAGGAAGGAAACAAAGCAAATGCACGGAGAATATGAACACGCCTACGAAGAATATGAGCAGGAGCGCGACAGGCTGGAAGTGCTAAGGAAGTGGCAAGAATATCAGGATACTTTAGCTGATAAAGACGTAGAAAGGAAGAAAGAGGATGAAAGAGGAATTTATTGAAGACCTGAGAAACACACAGAAAGAGGGCATAAACAAGCTGATTGAGCACATGGAGATAAGCGGCTTTTTCACTTCTCCATGTTCGGGAGCCCACCACTTAGCGAAAGAGGGCGGATTATTGGAGCACTCTCTGAATGTGCTGGAGTGCATCAGGAAACTTAACGCGGCCTTAGACGCTGGCATACCCGACAGCACACTTATAATCGTGGCACTTCTCCATGATCTCGGGAAGATGGGAGATCACGGGAAAGAAAACTACACGGAGAACATTCTGAAGGACGGCAAGAAATCCGAAGCGAAGCCCTACACTACTAATCCGGCGCTGCTATACGTGCCGCATGAAGTGAGAAGCGTGGCGATCGCTGAGAGGTTTATCAAACTCACGGAAGAAGAGGAGTTCGCCATCCTCTATCACAACGGCCTTTATGGTGATTTTAAGTACACCATCAAAGATAAAGAAACACCGCTCTATTTGCTCTTACATACCGCTGATATGTGGGCTTCAAGAGTGGTGGAAGTTTAAGGAAAGGAGGGAAATATGGGATATCCAGTTTTAGTTGAGGGTGAGTCAGGAAGTGGGAAAACGTATTCTATCAAGAATTTTAACCCCGAAGAGGTCGGCATTTTCGCTGTGGAAAAGGCTTTCCTGCCATTCAAAAACAGCAAGGGCTTTAAGATCATGAAGAATGCTGGTTATGGCGGTATCATGAGCATCTTCCAAGAGCCGAAACTTAAGGCCTATATCATTGATGATTCTCAGTATTTACTTGTCAATGAATTGTTCGACAAGGCAAAAGATACGGGATACGGCAAATTCACGGATATTGCGTTGCACTTCCGCAATCTTATCCACTACATCAACCATAATATCCCCGATGATGTGATCGTGTATTTTCTGCATCATACAGAGACAGACAGCACCACCGGGAAGATAAAGGCCAAAACAGTCGGAAAGATGCTTGATAATCAGTTGACGGTTGAGGGGTGCTTTTCTCTTGTATTGCTGACGCAAGTGGAAGGAACAGAGCACTTCTTTATCACGCAGAGTGATGGATATACCACCGCAAAGAGCCCGGAGGGAATGTTTGAGGATGTAAGGATCCCGAACGATCTGAAAGCGGTTGATACGGCAATTAGGGAATATTACGGAATGAATAATGGAGGTGAAGAATGAAGGATAAAAAAATCATTATACAGAAAAAGGCTTCTATGAATCAGAACAATCAGGTTACTTTGACGCAGGAAGCCGCCGACTGCCTGATTGGCATTATGCAGAAAACAGGATTGAGCGCAAAGATGGCGGCTTCTACCATCATCACACAGGCTATACACAACGACATGATCGAATTCACAGAGGAGGATTGAATTATAATATGGCTTTTTGTACATACGATGAAATAAAGCCCGAATTACGATTTATCGCTGAAGCTTTGGAAAATGCTGATATATGGTACAGAGCATATAATCGCGGCGTTCAATATAATGCCAAAGATTTAGAAGGGATTATTCACTCTTACTATCCGACAACCGGCACGATTCTTTTAAGAGCATCAAATGACAAAAAAGACCATAGAACAAAGACGATCCGTAATAAAACTGTTGAACAATTCATAAAAGGGCTGAAATTCAGAAACTTAACATCATTTTATTTTAAGGAGGATTAAAAATATGAAATCAGTTGACTTAACAAACGTACAGGAAAGCGGAGATTATAGCAGGCCGGCGCCGGGTGCCTATATTTGCACCATAACATCCGTTGAGGATATCAGCGCCAAAGAATATCTGAAGGTTTCTTACGATATCACAGAAGGTGATTATAAGGGCTACTACGGCGAAATGAGAAAGAATAACCCCGACTGGGCTTGGGCTGGTGCCTATGTAAAGTCATATAAGCCCGCTGCCCTCCCGATGTTTAAGAGGTTTTGCACCGCAGTAAGCCGCAGTAACGGCGCCTATGTCTTTGACGGCGGAAAGATTAACAAAGACGAGCAGACGCTTGTAGGAAAGAAGATCGGGCTTCTCTTCCGTGAAGAGGAGTATTACGGCAATGATGGAGAGAAAAAGACCCGTCTGAGTATTTCCGGGGAGTTTCCCGTTGATAAGCTGGCAGAACAGAAAGTTCCCAAGATTAAGCTGTTAAAGGATGATAATGCCGATATCTCTTCAACTCCGTCTAGTACCGCCTATGATGATTTTGTAAACGTGCCCGATAATACTCCGACCGAAGCGCCTTTTGATTGATTATGCACATTATTGAAGATACACGACAAAAGGCAGACAAACACAACCTGAAGCATGAGAGCTTCGCCGCGCTGGGCGTTGAGTTGGTGCGGTGTAAGCTCCCCTTTGGGGATTATGCACCGGTTCCGCCGATAAGCATTGACACAAAAGAAAATATGGACGAAATCGCGGCTAATATATGCGGCAAAGAGCATAAACGCTTCATTGCGGAGTGTAAGGCCGCGAAAGCTGCAGGGTGCAAGCTCTATATTTTGGTGGAAAACACGCTGGATATTACTGATATATCTCAGGTTCACACGTGGATAAATCCCCGGGTTATATATTCCCCGAATTGTGTCCAGGGTGCTCGACTCCAAAAGGCAATGGAAACCATATCGGAGCGATACGGCGTGACGTTCCTGTTTTGTGCGCCGGAAAAGTCTGCCGAGATAATCACGGAGTTGTTACATGGGCAATGAGTTATTACAAGCGGCGTTAAAGTACGCCACAAAATACGGCTGGGCGGTGTTTCCAGTATCACAAAAGACAAAGAAGCCGCTCACTCCTCACGGGTGCAAAGACGCAAAAAAGGATCCCGGCGCTATAAAGCATTGGTGGCGCAAATGGCCTGATGCAAATATCGGCGTTGCTACGGGCGCGATATCGGGGCTAATTGTTGTTGACGAGGATATTGACGAGACCACGGGGGTTGATGGAATCCATGAAGTTGATTTGTGGGAAGAGATAAACGGTAAACTTCCTGAGACGGTCAGAGCGATAACGGGGCGTGGTGGTGCTCATCTCTATTTTAAGTACGAGAGAAACGACCTGAAGAACCGCGCCGGACTGATTGAGGGCGTGGACGTGCGTGGGGAGGGTGGTTATGTTATTGCACCCCCATCCATTCATCCGAATGGAACAGAATACTCTTGGGAGTGCGACCCCGAAGAAACCCCGCTGGCTGAAGTAGATGACAACGTAAAAAAACTGCTGGATATTTCCAAAAATCAGCAATCTGAAAAGTTCCATCTACCTCAGACTATCGAAGCAGGACATCGCAATGATATTTTGTATCGTTTTGCGTGCTCATTACAATCCCAAGGGCTGACAGATGACGCCATAGTTGCCGCCGTGAAAGCGGAAAACACGGCACGATGCTCTGAGCCGTTAGATGACGCAGAAATTGATTTGATAGTTAATAGCGCATTAACCCACTCAAAAGGCGAATTAAAAGTCATCAATAATGCCGGATATGAGCAAAGGGAGCCGCGTTTCACCTATGTTTTAGATAAGGATGGCGTCAAAACGGACAAGATCGCGCAAACCATCAAGAACGCTGAAGAAGCGATTATGTACGATCCGGCACTATATGGGCGGATACGCTTCAACGAACTGTCATATTCCCCGAATGTCTACGGCAATTTGCCGTGGATATCTTCTACGGGATGGCGGGATTGGGCTAACTCAGATGACAGCAATCTGAGAAGCTACATTGAGAATGTTTACGGCCTAAAGAACAAAGATAAGATCATGGACGCTCTCAATAATGTCATTCACAGAAAGACCATAAACCCCGTCAAGGAAATGTTGATGGCGGCTCACGAGACGTGGGACGGGAATAAGCACGTTGAAAATCTGCTTCCACGTTTTGTGGGTGCTGAGAAAACCCCATACAATACGGAGGTTATACATCGCTATATGTTGGGAGCCGTGAAGCGAATATTTCAACCGGGATGCAAGTTTGATTATATGTTGATCCTTGTGGGTAAGCAAGGTGGTTATAAGTCCAGCTTCCTTAAATTCCTTGCGGTAAATGAGGAGTGGTACGCAGATAACTTCAATACTTTGGAGGGCGATAAGGCTTTTGAGAAACTCCGGGGGATGTGGATCGTGGAAATGTCCGAGCTCCAAGCAACAAAACGGGCTAAGGACGTGGAAAGCATAAAAGCGTTTATAACATCCACCACGGATATATACCGCGCCCCTTATGAGCGTCGGACAGAACAGCGACCGCGGCAATGTGTGCTGGCAGGGACTTCAAACCCCGTGGACTTCCTCACAGATCGGACGGGAAATAGGCGTTTTCTCCCTGTTACGTGCGGAATTATGCCCGTAAAGAATCCCTATGACGATGAAGAATCCACGCGGTATGAGTTTA